CATTCCTCATCTCCGATGTGGACGTTCTGGTTCTCGGCCAGGTAGCGCTCCAGCGAGACGCTTGCCTGGTGCGGCCGGTTGACCAGCCACGAGAGCCCCTCCATCACGCCGCGCAGGAAATCGACCTCGCGCTGGTTGACGGGCTCGACCCCGGTGAGGATCCGCCGTGTCAGGTGGCGCTCGATGACCGACTTCTTGCGCACGACCTCGGACTCCAGCTCCGACCACGAGGGGTGCTTCGCGAGCGCGGACAGCTCGGCGTTGGTCGCCTGGCGCTGGCGCTCTACCTCGGGGTCGAGCGGCCGGCGCCTTGGCCTCACTGCTGGAGCCCGCTACGGGCGAGCATCCGCTGCATCGGTGCTTCGGCACTCATCGAGACGCCTCCTTCGGCCGAGGGCGAGAGAGGCCCTGCGGCCAGCTCGGGGTTGGTAATCCCGCCCGCCCCGTTGCCGCCGGGCGTAGGAGCTGTGCCGCCAGTTCCTCCGGGCGGCGCGGGGGCGAGCGAGGGTGGGGTGGACGGGAGGAAGTAGCGCTCCTTGTCCTGGATGTCGTAGGCGTCGAGCGCGAGCTCCACGAAGGCCCGCATGTTGAGCGGGCTGTTGAGCTGCGCGGCGATCGGTGCGATCCCGGCTGCGACCTGGAGCAGCGACTGCGCCTCGGCGCGGCGCTCCTGGCGCATCAGGCTGTCGCCGGTCACGTCGATCATCACGTCGAAGTCGCCCTGGAGATCCATCGCCGTGATCGAGCGGAAGCGCCGGGCCCCGACCGGGCCGGCGATCTTGACGACGCGCTCCTCCCTGAGGAACTGCTGGTAGAGGAGCAGGAAGTGCTTGCCGAGCTCGGCGTAGCACCAGAGGTAGTGCTGCTTGCGGGCCTGGATGATCCGCTGCGCGATCGAGGTGATGATCGACATCCCCGTCGCCGTCTCCTGGTCGATCGTCTGCGAGTCGGCGCCCCCGGCGTAGGGCAGCCCGCCCATGATGTTCTGGAGGTCGCCCTTGAGCAGGGCTTCGGCCTGGAGGGTGATGTTGGCGGCGGTCGGATCGACCGGCAGGGTCGTCACCTGCTGCGGATCCTCCACGAACCACTGCGCCATCGGCTCGTAGGGGAAGGCGTCCGGGTCGTCAACGTCGGAGCGGATCAGAGTGATCACGTTGGCGAGCATCTGGAGTGAATCAAGCCGCGTGTTCTGCAACGTCCAGAGCATCTCCTGGAGCTGCGCAAGCGCCTCGACCACGGAAACTCCGGGGATCTGGAAAGCGTCGGGCATCGCCGAGCAGACGACGAATGGGAGCCGGCCATTCCAGAAAGGATTGGGCGTGTCGCGCAGCACGACCTTGCGGTTCGCGACGGTGATAACGCGCTCGGGAGTCCAATACTCCAAGACCTCGTAGAGATCCTTCGTGCGGCGAACATTGCGGAGCTGCTGCTCGCGCTCGGACACGTCACGGTATTCCTGTGAGTCGCGCGCGTCGGTCAGCTTGTCCACGTTGGAGTAGACGCCTTCCTTCTCCAGCCGCTTGAGCGAGTCGAGCGTCTCGTAGGTGCGGTCGATCAGCCACTCGGCCTTCTCCACCGAGGGGGCCTGCTCGGGCCAGAAGAAGTCGCGCACGTCGCGAACCTCGCAGCAGGCGTCGTCGCGGATCTGCGTCCAGGTGGTCTTCTCCTCCAGCGTGTCGAAGGAGTCGATCACCGTCCCGTAGCCGTCCGTGACCTCGATCGGCTTGTTGGTCGCCTCGATCACGTTGCGGTGCTCGGAGGCCCAGTAGGTCTTGAACACCGAGATGCCGGCGATCAGATCCTGCTGCATGAAGGGCCGCTGCTTCTGCGCGAAGCTGTCGCGCTCCAGCGCGTAGGCGAGCGTCTCCTCCACCGTCTGGGAGCGCTGGAGGCGGGCAACGATCTCGTCGGTTGTCTCGCCCGGCCTCGGCCTCGGCTCCACGTCGAAGCGAGGCTTGGGCTCCAGCATCGTCGCGATCATCCCCTCGATCGTGTGGAGGATGTACGGCACCGTGATGTCCGAGTGCCAGTCGTCCGTCGTGTCCTTGCCACCCGAACCCGAGGGAACCTCGGCGAGGCCACGGTAGGCGCGGTAGCGGCGCTCGACCTTGGTCACGAAGTCGTGGTGGTAGCTCGACTCGGCGCGCTCGACGGCGCGCACCACGAGCTGGAGCGCGTCGGGAACCTGCTCGCGCGAGTAGGGGTCGCGCTCAGGCACCAGAGAGCGCCCTCGACAGCGACTTCATCCCGCCCTCGCGGGCGTCCTGGCTGTTCGCCGCCTTGAGGTCGAGGATGATCTTGAGCGCCTGCGAGGCCTTCGCCCGGTCGGCGTCGTCGGGATCGACCTGGATGAACTGCTGGAGCGCCTCCTCGGCGTCGAGCAGGTGGTCGAGCGACGAGCCCGAGGACTCGGGCTGCTCTTCGCCGGGCACCGGCTGTCCTTCGGGGCCACCGGGCAGCGGCTGCCCCTCAAGCCCGGCGGGCATCGGGGGTGCGCCGGCCTGTCCGCCGAGCGCAGCCTGGAGATCCATCATCGACATCACGTCCTCCTGATTCGTTCCGTCAGAGGCGGGGAGTAGGGTCCGGCGTCCGGGCTGTCCCTACGAAGGGCCGAGAACAGCGCGGATGGCAAACGGCCTTGCTAGGGGCCGTTTGCCGCGTCAGGCGACCTTGCGCTGCCAGCGGTAGCGGTGCGGCTTGCGGCGCGTCGCGGTGCGGGTGTGGCGGTGCTCGTGCTTGCCGTAGAGGCGGTACATCTCCAGGCTCAGGGCGAGCGCCATCACGCGGTCGTCGTTGGAGCCCTCCTGCGCGCGCGGCGAGGGGAGCGTGTCCTGGCGAACGAAGGTGCGCAGCTCCATCAGGAGCTCGGCGGGGATGCCGGCCAGCGTCTTCTCGCGGATCGCCCGCTCAAGCTGGTTGATGATCTGCGGGCGAGTCTTCGTGTTGATCGGGAAGCCGTAGTTGGCGAGCAGCCGCGCGTCGGGGCGGTCCTGCATCGAGTGCCGGTAGAGCTTCGGGTAGTGCGGCCGGCCCTTGCGCCCGTCGCGCAGGGAGATGATCACCGGCTCGCCGTAGCCGCCGCCCATCTCGACCGCGAGCCGCGCGTTGTTGAACCAGCGGCCGAGGAAGTGGAGCTGCTCGGCGTACTCGTCGGCGTCGATCTTGGCGTGCAGCTCGGCCGCGATCGACATGTCGGCCAGGTCGATCACGTAGCAGCACGAGTAGTCCATCCCGCGCCCGGTCGCCACATCGGCGCCGATCGCGTAGGCGTGGCCGGGGTCGGGCTTGGCGAAGATGCGGATCCAGCCCTTCTCCTGGTGGACGAGCTTGGCGCTGGCGCCGTCCGTCTTGGGGAAGAAGCGGGCCCGGTAGGAGGGCTCCAGCCGGCGCTCTGCCCCGTACCAGGCGAGCGCCTCCAGATCGAACCAGCATTCCCCGGTGTTGATGAAGGCGTCCTCGGGGTCGCGCGGGAAGCTCTCGGCGCGCTCGGCCGGCGGTAGCGCGCGCGCCTTCGTGCGGTACCACTCCTCGTCGCGGTCGGGGTGCAGCGACCAGGGCAGGAACTGGGTCGCGATCCCGTAGTCCTCGGCGTTGATCCACAGGTGGTGGAAGAAGTTGCCGCCGCCCGTCTCCGGGTTGGAGATCCCGTTGGCGGTCGAGACGATGATGATCTCGCCGCCGTTGTCGGCGACCGGGAAGAGCGCCTTCCAGGAGTCCTTCGCGAAGTCGTGGCGGGCGAACTCATCGAGCAGCACGAGTGTCGCCGTCTCGCCGTGGCCGGCGCGGCGCGTCGCCGGCAGCCCGACGATCGAGGAGACGCGACCATCGGGGAAGAGGAGCTCGATCAGCGCCGAGGGGCGTGCGTTCTTGGTCGGCTTCTGCACCAGCGCGCCGTTGCGCAGGTAGGACGGCAGCGACTGGAACATGTCCCAGATCCGGTTGACGACCTTGATCGCCTCGTCCTCGTTGATCGAGACGACCAGGACGCGCGTGCCGGGCATCTGCACGGCCTTCCAGAGCCCGTAGCCGCCGGCCAGCCAGGTGATCCCGATCTGCCGCGCCTTGAGCACCATCTTGAGCGGCTCGTCGGGGCGGCGCCAGGCGTCGAGCACGCCGCGCTGCCAGTACCAGGGGGCCTCGCTGTCGAGGAGCTGGAAGTTGAAGCGCTCGCCCGTTTTCGCGTCGATGCACTTGACGCGATCGAGGAAGGGGGCGGGGTGGAGCCGGGCGGCAGCGGCGAGCTCACGCCGCCGCGCCAGCTCCTGCTGGGCTGCCGCTCGGATGTCAGAAGCGACAGCCGTCTGCGTCACGGAACCTCCTAGGTCACAGGCACCAGTGGCAGCCGTCGCGTCCCGTGTAGCGCATGTATGCGCCGGTCAACGCCTGCCCGAGCGGGTGCGTCCATGTCCAGACAGTGGGATCGACCTTGAAGCCCCGGTGGGTGAATGACGCCCTCGCGTCATCGACGTAGGCGTAGAAGGTCGAGGACATGAACTGGAGCCATCCACCCGCCCCGGAGCCCTGGTGGTTCATCACGAACGGGCCCCAGCCGCCCTCCCGGTCGGAGATGAAGAGCAGCCAGCTCTCGGTGCCTGGGTAGACACGCTGTGAGAGCGTGACGGCCGTTCGCCAGTCGTTGGTCTTCGGCAGGTGTTGCCAAAGCCAGCGACGGATGTCGCTCGATCGTTCGCGGTGGAACGTAAGACGCTCGCGGGCGATCCGGCAGGTCTTGCTCCAGGGAACCCCGCCACAGCGCTCGTGTCTTGCGGCGATCATCCAGCCGTGGCCGTCCGTGAAGAAGCGGACGACCTGTTCGGACTTGCGCAGCTTCGCGGCCTGGCTGGTCTGGGTCGCGGCTGTCGTGCTGGGCACGGCGACCAAAGCCACCGCAGCGATTGCGAGAACCACCCTCACGGGCGTACCTCCTGGTCGCTTGCACGGACAGCCAGGCGCTACTTCTTCTTGCGCCTGGCGTGTTTCGCCTGCGCCTTCTTTTCCTTCTCCCAGCGCTCGGCGATCTTGGGATGCTTGGCGTGCATGAAGCGGCGTTGCTTCTCGCTCTTGAAAGGCATCAGCCCCTGAGCCCCCTTTTCTGTCGAATCTGTGGGCCCTCGTGGCGATCGAGGTTGCGGTGCGGGTTGTCCATGTAGACAGGCCCGTCCTCGATCAACGTCCGGCTCTGCTCTTTCGTCGTGCGCGAGACGTAGAGATCGTGCTGGGTCAGGATCCCGAAATACACCTTCGCGCAGAACGTCGAGCAGAACTCGTCACCTACAGCCTCGCGCCGGCAGCCTTTCCTCTTGCAGTTCATCCGCTCCCCGCAGGCAGGGGCTCCAGCGCGGCGATCGGCGTGTAGCGCCCGATCCAGGCGATCACCTGGCCGTTTTCGTCGTAGACGACGGCCGCGACGTTGGTTCGCGGGTTGTAGCTCTGCAATATCTGGAAGGCCGAGCAGGCGACCGTGACGGCCGAGATGTTGTCGTAGGAGCCCCCGAGGAACTCGCCGACTACACCGTCCTCCACCACGTAGGAGCGGAAGGGCGTGGTCGGGGGTGCGGCAGGTGTAGACACGTTGCCTCCGGTGTAGACAGGACAATGGGTCTATGCGGATTTCTAATGATCTGTGAGCAGGGATTTCGTAATCCGCCATCCCGCAAACAGCGCCCTTTTCGTGCAGCCGTTGGCTGCGCCGCGAAATGCGGCTGGTACAATGTGCTTGCACGACGGTCAGATCCACCGATTAGGAGGGCAGTGTTTTGGCAACGAAGACACGCTACCGCTGCGCAATCTGCGAGCGGAGATTGGTCGAGGGGCAGTACGTCTACTCGCGCTTCACGCGCAACCGCTACTGCATCGACGTGCAGCGCCACACGGAGCTCGCACGCCGCAAGCGGAGGAGGGCGGCGTGAGCGTCCAGGTCGAGAACCTGACCGACTACCCGACCCGCGAGGTCGAGCGGCTCGTCCGCTTCGCCCACCGCGAGATGGAGGTCGATCACGCCAACATCCTCGTGCGCGTGAAGCGGTCGAGCTGGGGCGTGCGGGGCCGCTACTACTGCCACGCGCGGCGCCACGGCGGCTACGTGCGCGACGGCTGGGGCGGCTACAAGGAGATCCGCGTGGACGCCGGCACAGCGACGCACCTGATCACGATCGGGATCGCCGGCCCCCGCCAGTTCCCCCAGGGCGTCCACTACTACGCGCGCAAGGAGCTCCCACCGAAGGACATCTGGGAGAGCTGGCAGGAGGCCCTCGTCTGGGTCTGCGCGCACGAGGCGAACCACCACTGGCAGTGGCTCAACCGGGCCAAGCGGCGCAACGGCCGGCGGCGCTGGCAGTTCGTGGAGAGCGAGTGCGACTTCGCCGGCTACCGGATCCTCAGGCGCTGGCGCGAGCGGCGAACGAAGCGGGCGGCTTGATAGAGTCGCCGCTCCCAACACGGCCCTGTGGAGGCGTGAAGCGGAGGCAATCCGCACCCCTCGCCGAAGCAGAGAAGGTGAGGCGTTGATGGCTGACGCACCGAAGGGCGAGATGCGGCTCATGCGAGCGCGCGATCTCTACATCATCCGCGCGATCCAGCGCGAGCCCACCCCGGAGCGCCTACGCGACTTCGATCCCTGGGATGAGGAGCAGGCCGGCATCATCGAGGCCGCGCTCCTCACGGACGGGAAGTACAAGAGGCGCGTCCACCCGATCGACGGCGGGACGCGGGTCCTCGTCAAGCAGCAGACCGACCCCGACTACATCTTCCGGGTCTG